ATTTTAATTATTCCTTTCTTTGTATAGGGTTTTAATCTGTTGTGTGTGTTCAATCAAACGATCGTTATGAGAATCCAACCGTTCATCGTGTCGTTGTAATTCGTCATGGATACTTGTTCGATCTTCTTTGCTTGCTTGTAAATCACGGTTCAATAAATCTAAGCTGTGAGTCATTTTGGTCAAGTTCTCACTTATCTTGTTGAAGCTATTCATAATGGGTCGAATAACTGTTAGCACAGCCACGCCGATTACCGTTAGCCATTCAATCCACCTTGTAACTAATTCAATGTTCAACACATGCCTTTCCACCTTCCAATCAAAATAAAAAGCACACTCGAAAGTGTGCTACTCTGCTAATTCTGGTAAATCCATATCCAGTAAGATTTCTCTCACTTGTTCGCGGATCAGACCAGGTACTTGTTCGATCGTCTTCTTACCTTTGATAATCAACGTCGCGTAGACTACTGCCATTGTATTCACCTCTTTTCTGAGTAAACAAAAAGCAATCCTAATCCGCAATTTCTGCGTCCAAGATTGCTTGCACTTCTTTTCTGATTGTTTTAGGTACTTCTTCAATAGTTCTCAGACCTTTCTGAATCAAATTGACGTAAATATTTACCATTTAATTAGCCTCCTTGCTTGCAGGAACCAACATTTCATAAACTTCAGCTATTGCTAGTTGCGTATCCGTCGTTTGAATCGCCTGTTCTTCAGCCGTCTTCTTAAGCTCTTCGTTTTCTTTCTGAACAGTCTCTGTTAAAGTTTCCAATAATTTTAGCCTCTTCGAATAATCTTGAGTCACGGCTTCTTCCCATTTTCTCTCCGCAAAATTATAGAATTGGGATTGTTGCCGATTCAGAAATTCATTTTCCGTTTCGTTTTCTTTCTTTTTGAATGAAAACGGCACATCTTCCACAAACGGAATAGAAGTTGGAAAATCATCAGAAACTTCATGCTTTTCAAATCCCATTGGATACAAGACTTTATAAATTACTTTCATTATGCTTCCTCCTAGATTCTGTTTTTCGCAATCCAACTCATAGTTCCGGTTGCCCATTGATCTTTTGTCAATCCTTTACCGATTTTGATTGCATTTCCATCCGTGGGATCAGTATATAAATAGCAACCACCCTCGCAAGTCGGCATTCTTATTGTGCCTTCAGGCTCAAATTCGCCTAGCGACCAAATTACTTTAGCTCCGTGTGCATGCGTGTTTACAGGTTTGAACGCAAACGTACAAGTAACCAGATTTCCGTCCCTCTCAAGTTCTATCATCCCGTTGGCATACATCCCTGGATCCGTTTCTGGCGAATAAATTTTTTTTGATATAGCTGATTTTCTTTTTGATGGAAGTAAGGAGCCATCCCCAAAAGTAATCCCATCTTGGAAGTTCTTAGTCCCCAAAACCGTTTCGTTCTCAGTTTTTGAAACGAATTTGTCTTTCGTCCATTTAGCGATTGCTTGAAAAACTCGAAGTGGTGTCATCGGTTTAGTGTTATCTTCGCCAGCTTCTGCTTCTTCTTTAGTAGCCAAATCTTCGCTACTGAAAAAAAGATCATCTGCTTCAGGTTTAGTATAAAAGTTTCCCTTTTCAAATTCAGTTAAAGCAGAAGTCAATGCTGTATTCACTTCAGTAAATTTTGTATTAAAATCTTGAACAATTTCATTCTTTTTGTTTCCAAAATCAACGATTGCTGTGTTCAATTTGTTCTTCATGTCGACAAATTCTTTGTTAATTTCGCTGAAACCTTGCCAATAGTAATCTTCCAATTCAGGAACATCATCATCAATCGGGCTTCGTTTAATGTCAAAAGTAAATCGACCGGCAGTATCAAGTGACCGTGAATCAGGTAACTCAATATAAACCGAACCATCCACACGGCCAACGTAACCGAGAATATTATCTTCTAAAACAATGGAGACAATTCCCTCTAAAGCATCTTCAATTATCGCATGGTAAATATGACGCCCTTTGCCATTCTCTGCTGTGGCTGAATTGAACTCTAAAAGAATCGGTACGATTGTTCCTTGAGGTAAGGTCTGATTTAGATGATCTTTTTTTAACTGAATGATCAGTTTTGCAGTCCCTTTGTCATGAGACCAAAAAACCACTCCAGTTGGTATAGGAGTAGTTGCTTCAGCTTGGATCACAATTATTTCTTCGCTAATCTTGAACAATTACAACACCGTCCCTTTAGTAATAATCAGCCCATTTCCTTCTGTTTTTGTAGGAGTTGTCGCCACAGAAGATAGGTTTGATGTTCTCACGGTTGCCGTATTAGAAATTACACCAGTTTCACACCCAAAACCATTTGGACTAGCGAAATTTAAATCTGCCATCAAATTTGCTCTTGCAATCACTTTTTGATTTACAAACATACAGTCATAAACAGCCATCTGACCAGTCCCACCGACATAAAGAGTGTTATGATCTAAAGCTTTCGTGTTTTCTCTAAACCCGCATTTACTTAGTGATAAATACCCTCCCTGTTCACAAAAAGCTGAAAGTTTAGTACTAAACACGCTTGTTGCATTCGCTTGATCTATAAATTCTAAGCCATACAAATTGAAATATCCTTGACAGTAGGTAAAGCCGATTGATCGAACTTTGACCGGCATGACATTCGCCTTAATATCTAGACTGTCAACATTTTGTATAGTCCGAATGTAAATGGATGCTGCCGAGCAATTAGATATACGCACATCCTCTAAGTAGGTTCCGTCTTCAATAAAAATTGTGGTGTTCGAACGATTAATTAAGGGGATTTGATTTACAGCAGTTTGAATCGTGCGAAAAGGTTTTTCTTGTGTCCCATCTCCAGCGACATCACTTCCACGTTCTTTAGAAACATAAATAGCAATATTTGATCCCGCTGCATTGTATAGCATTCTAACTACTCCATTTAATTGAGCGAGTTGATATTTGTTTTCTAAAATTTGACGATTTGCTTCTTCAATGTTTTGATCATTTTGGTTTTCTGCAGCGAGCAACCTAGATTCAAGCGTATCGAAAGTTTTGCCCGTATTATTAACACGTGCATCCACTACTTCATTCGGGGACTCACCGCCACTGCGCAAGACTAGATTGTCAATTCTCTTATCAACAACGTCTATTTTTTGATTTTGGTCACGTGTAATACCGTTCAAAATATCCACATTATCGTTGAACGTTTTTTTCCATTCTGTTGAAATTCTATTTTTAATGAGTTTTAGTAATTCCACTAAATCACTCCTTTCCTAGCTAAGTTCGCTAGTATTGATGTCATTGTTTTCTTCGTATTTGATAACGTGATTTCAGGCGGTTTATTAGGTAATGCAGGATATGTCTTAATTCCCACAATTTGAATGTACGTTTTTATATTTAGCGGTTCATAAATGAATGGTACATAATCTCCTTTTTGTGGATCAATTCGCCATTTCAGAGTTACTGAACCGCTGATTGAAGGATAATCTTGTAAATCTTTTTTTAGTCGTCCCATCATGTTACCAACAACCGTATATCGCTCATCTTCTACCGGATCTTGTATCCGTATTCCCCATTTCTCCGATTCGGGAGAAGTGTAAGTAATCGGAGAGAAATAATACGTGTCATCTTCCTTTTTCTTACCAAATCCCTTAATCTGCGTTTTCAACGAATAGGTGTCTATGTCGAACTTCACTGAATCCGTGTTGTATTTGTATCGAATCTGCTCCTGAACTTTATCCCCGAACTCTGAGCGTGGATAGAAGGTTAGATGTTTATTATTTGGAATAACCACCGCATCATAATCACTTAATATTTCTTCAATCAGCTTTAAGTAATTCGCATTGCCAAAGTTTTCTTGTTCAACCGTAAGAAACTTTTTATTCGGATCTACGACTTCCCAAGTGAATCCTCGATTTCCCGCGCTGAAGATATGGGAGAGTAATTGTTGGATACTTTTCGCTCCGTTCGGCTGCAGAGTATTGTATTGTCTTCCATCCTGAATCGTGTAGTAAACATGCGTAGCAGTAATACTCTTAGTTACTTGTGCCCCTTCGCCAGAAGTCGTCATAGATTTAATAACAAATTCTTGACCATTCAATAGTATGGAATTTTCATAATCAACAAGGTCAAAAGCATAGCTGTTTACTTCTGTCTTAGTAACATCTAAACTAACTTCCCATGTTTCATTCTGTTGCCAATTCTCAAAAAAAGAGTCCTTGTCATAATCAACAAGGAGCTCCTTCTTTGTCTTTTCGTAATTCTGAATGATGATGTTTGTCACGTTATCACCTACTTATACAAGTAACGGAAATCCCAAGAGGACTTCACGTTTGATACATTCTGTATTTCTATTTCGTTAATACCAGGAACTAAAGTGATCAGACTTAAGTTTGTGTCAATACCACGATTGACACCATTTAGTTTCGGATAAACACGATCTAGCGTGACAGTCTGTCCTAAATTTGTTGAAAATTCAGGATAGTAAATAAATCGATCGCCTGTCGTTCGGTTGAAAATTGTAGCATTACCTAGCGATTCACCTTGAAGAGTGATGTTCAATGCATGTTCCCTTGGATCAATTGCAAAGTCTCCTGCGTTAAATACTTGGAAACGGCTTACATCAAAACTGTACTTATAATCCGCAGCTTCAAGATTTTGTGAGAATTGCCACTCGTTCGATAAGCTAAATTCTGACAGTGTGGTTGAGAGAGATTCAGAACAAGCACTAGGAACATCGAAGGTGATTTCTATAGTCGAGTAATCATTTTCTTCTTCAGTAAGTTCGAAATTTACTGGATTCACTTTAAACCTTTTACCTGGGCTCAGTTCGTGTGTCAAATAATACTGATAGCCGGGGAAAAATATTTGATGTAACTCTGTTACTATCAATTCTTTGTCATATTCATTTTTATAAAATATGTCGAAAGTGAGAACTAATTCAAAAGGACGAAAGGAGGCATTTGATTCTCTGCTTCCATTCGTTCCTTCAAACTCTTCATACTTAACTTCGTATAGAGGAGCCTGTCTCTTTATTTCTTTACAGACTATTTTATCTTTAACTTGTGGATCAAACAGATTTCCACTCTGATTAATCAATAACTTGTAGAACAATTAGAAGCCACCTCCTATCGTATAGCCTAATTTATTCAAATCGCTCCCCATCAAATCATTTGCAGCATTTCCAACCGCTTCACTGGTTATTCCACTTTCCTTGCTCAATATCGCTCTCAAAATTCGCATCAGATCACTATGTTGCTTTTGTTGTTGCTTAATCAGTGTTACCAACTCTGCTGTATTATCAACGCCAGCGGACTGTTTCGAACTATTTTTATTATCCCCAGCCAGAAATGCTAAAGCTTGTCCCATTAGTTCTATCGCTCTCGTTTTGCGAGTTAAGGGAATCACCATTTCCGGTTTGTTTCCTTCACCTGCTCTATAAAGACCATCTTTATTGATTAAGCCCCCATTTTCGTAACCATGTCCTCGGCCGATCACGCCTAGCATATTCGCTCCGTATCGATTTTTGGCATAACGGATTGCTGCCAACATGTTATCAAAACCGTTCATAATATTACCGTGTCCTGGAAAAGCATTTGCTGCAAAAGTTCCTGGCTTAGTCTGTAGAAGTCCAGTAGCATTTCCATCTGCCAATCCATCGTTACCTCCGATTGCAGAAGGGTTACCACCAGATTCTGTTTGGATTTGAGACATCCAGGCATTCACATATGCTTGAGAAGTGGGTAGTCCATTCATTTTCAGTGCTTTCTTAATAGAAGGACGCCAGCGTTCAACAGAAGCCCCACTTGGCGTAGGAAGTCCTCCTGCCACGTCCGTTCCAGCTTTAAATATGTTTCCTGATCCCAAAGAACCGTTCAAATGAATATGATCATAATGATCGCCATCTGGCCAAGGGACCCATTGTCCTGTTGCAGCTTGGCCTGACATTCCCACACGGTCACGTACCCTACCATTCGTAATCACATAAGCAATCTGTTTAGGGAATTTCTCGAAGGCCCAATTTGCTGCTTCCGTGTATCTAGGGCTTCCGTAAGGATAACCCGAGATATCTAACGCTTGATGCTTACCATGCCAATAAGGATCTCCCGGTCTGTATCCAGAAGTGATAGTTAGTCCTCCAAATTTTGACATAACTTTTTGTGCAATATCCACTAAGTATTGGTATACATTATTGGCATTCATAGCTCCATCAAAACTGCCACCACCAAACGAATCTTCAACTTGCTTTTGTGCAAAAGGATAAGCCGCGCTTGTCATTAACTTAACGCCATCTTTTGTCATTCTCTTCCAAGGTTCCGCGATACTATTGTAGTCAATTCTTTGGTCTACAACTTTCCTAAACGCTCCCTCATCATCAATCAAATCAAAGATATCAAAGTCATCCGTTCCATTGGCATAATGCGGAATATCGAAACCTTTCTTTAATTTCTTAGTAAGACTTGCATTCAGTACTTGCGCCCCTTTAGGAAGGTTGACCAATAGATCCTTTCCTTTGGCAATAAAACCACGGCCATCAGGCATCTGAACATACTCTTCATGAACAGGCCCTTTTTGATCGTTGATCATTGCTAATCCGCCAGGGTGTCCGTCTGTTCCCTTTGAATATTGTGGAACAGTCCAGTTTCCTAATTTCTTGTCTGATTCAACCTCTTTTAGAACATAGTTAACACCGCCGATTACTCCATTAACACCTTTACCGATTCCACCAACCATCTTGTTCGCTACACCGTTCATCGTTGATGATAGCGAACCACCCATTGAGTTTAACCCGTTGATTAGCGATTGCATCAGATAGTTTCCGGCGCTGTAAAAACCGCCGTTTTTGGAACGGAGATTATTAATTGAATCATTTCCCAGCTGGTTAACTCTTGCAATAAACGATCCATACAACGAGTTCCAACCGTTCAAATTATTCTGTTGCCAAGTACGGCCATTGTTGTACATAGGCGCATTGTAACTCCGAAGAGTCGTCATCGCTTGATTACAGAAGGTCTTGATTAGATTGATAAATGTTCCTGTTAAACTGTTCCAACCATTCATTAAGTTTCTATTCCACGTAACACCTTGCAAATAATTCGGATTGTTTTGATTTTTTAATTGGGTTAAGTAGTTAGAAATAAATATGGACTCACTCTTCATGTAAGACGGAACAATTGAATTCCAGCCATTCATAAGATTCGTCATCCACATTGTGCCGATCGCAGTATACTCTTCTCCTTGAGCCAATAGCTGATCTGGTGTTATCGAAGCCACTCCTGTTGATCCTTGAGTATTTGGGATAACAGATTTTTCAGTCATCATCCCAACTGTATCCGATTCAGCTGATTGAGGCTGCATAGTTTTGAACGTCAGAATTAATTCATTTATGGCTGCTATTAATTCAGTAATTTGAGAGTCTTGCGTGATCACTTCGCCTATACCACCGGCATAGCGAGGTATCAATTTTGCTGTTTGAGAGGCTTTTAATACAGACGAGCCTTTAGGTAAATCAAGCAAAGTATTTCTTTCCTGTGGAACGAATGCTCGCCCGTTAGGAAGTTTAACTAGTTCTTTATACTTTGAACCAATCTGGTCGTTTACGAGAGCTAAACCGCCTTTATGGTAGTTAGTGCCGTTTGCGTAGTTGCCAGTGATATTGTTCCCTTTTTGATTGAATGCCTTTTTAACTTTTTCCCATGTATCATCAAAAAATGCGGTCAATTTGAAACTGATTGTTTTATCTTGTAAGTTCGCAACTTCTCTATAGGATTTAACGGCTTTTTCCACATTTGGAGTTACATCATCTTTGGCAGTCATCGTCTTTTCAGGAACAGGAATTTGATTGTACCCACCAGGGCCAGTAAGTTTCTCTCGGGCAGCTTTTTCTTTGTTTAAAAGATCAGAGTTGTCAGCATTAAGGATTTTGTTAGCAGGGTTGTGATTTTTGTTATAATCGTCAATGTCAGCTTTCGCCTGTTTGCCTTTTGCAAGGACATCATAATTTTCGCCGAACATTTGCTTCAATAAGGGTAATATTTGATTGTATTGTTCAGTACTTATTACACCTTCTTGAATTTTTGCATTCAAATCTTCATTGTTTGCTAACATATATTTGATATTATCTGGAACTTGAGTCCAAGCAGTGTAGGATTCATTTGAAGCAAATATCTTTTCTGTTAAGTCTGTATTGTCAGCTAATAACTTTTTCTGATTTACTGGTAGAGTATTCCACTGATTGATTTGCTCTTGTGTGGTGAATAACTTATAAACTGCATCCGCATTGTCAATACCTAACGTTTTTCGATCTAAGACATATTGGTTCCACGCACCCATAGCATTGATAGTTTCATAAAGCTCTAGCTTTGCTTCATCGCCATTGACCAATAACATTTTTTCGGTCAACCACAACTGATCCCACTTGCCAGCTTCACCCATAGCAATTGCGACTTCTTCTTTTGCGTTAGAAGTTAATTTAGCTTCCTTAACCATAAATTTGAGCTGATTCCATCCATCATCAGTCTGAGCGATTTCAGTTAAAACATCAGTCATGTTTGTTTTAACTTCACCAGTCTTAGGATCAAGACTTAAAGCGTTCCATTGCATATCAGCATCGGAAGTTCCTTTTGCGAATAAGCTTAGGTCTTTAGTGGTATCTTTGACACTGCTAGACACTAATGCAGTCACTTCTTCAACGTTGTATCCGTACTTTTCCCATTTGAACCAAACCGAATCTAATGAAGATCCTGATTTTTCAGTAAGATTACCAAGAGCCGTAATCATTTCACTAGTGCTTTTCTTATAATTTTCTTTTAAATCGTTTAATAATCTTTTTCTGACAGATGAGCTAAGAGTTTCGTTACTTTCAATCTCTTTACGTTGCTTATCATAAGAGGTCTTTTCCTTATCCAAGGCTTTTTCTAACGTTTTAATTCGTGTACTTACTTCTTTTTCACTCAACTTCGACAAATCATCCTGATAAGCTGTTTCGATTGCCAACCGCTGCGACTTAGTAAAACCAGCTGCTTTCAATTGATCATCGGATAAGTTAGCGTACGACGCTCTGATATATTGCATTTCTTGATCAGATAATTGTCGATTATTATCAGAAGCATTTTTGTATATTCCGTTAATCTTATCGATTTGTGCTTTAACCGTTTCGGCTGTTTTCTCATCAACTTTTTTCTGCGCGGCAATAACTTGATCATACCAAGCTTTTGTTTCTTCATCCAAAAAGCTTAATTTAGTAATCTTCTCACGACGTTTTTCTTCTTTTTCCAGCGTTCCTTCAATCGCGTCTTGAATACATTTATTTGCCTTTTTGATTTTTTCAGCATTGGTATTGACACCGTCTTGGTACTCGTTCATATACTGAACGCCTTTTTCTTTTAACTCGTTCGATTTTGTGATTACTTTATCTTGGGTGCCAGTAACTTCTGTGCCCCACTTGCCACCAGATAATTGGTAATCATCATAGGCCTTTTTACCTACAACTACAGCACCAGCTACCGCTCCTAATGCTACTAATCCAATTCCAATGGGTCCTGCCAAGCCAGCGATAGACGCTCCTAACCCAGCCACACCACTTGCCCCAGCAGCAGTAGCAGAAGCAGTACCTACTGATGCAACAGTCGTACTAAATCCTGCAATTGCTTTCTTCTCAGCTGCTTTAGCGGCTAAGTCTACAATCCCACCAGTCAATTTGCCGACAGCAGTTTGAGTCTTACCTATTACTGTAGCCCCGGTGCCAAATAGTTTTAATGTTGGACCGACAGCGGCCGCCATAAGCCCCCATTTAAGAATGTTCTGTTGAGTTTCATCATCCAACTCAGAGAATTTGTTGATCAACTGAGTTGCTTTCTCAAGTATAGGTGTAAACACTGGAAGCAATTTCTCTCCAGCGGTAATGGCTAAAACATTTAACGATTCTTTAAATCGAGCCACCTTATTGGCTGGTAAATCATTCATTGATTTTGCAATTTCTTTAGTGGCACCGTTAGCGTTATAAGTTTCTTTAGTTAACCCTTTTAACGCGTCACCGCCTTGCCCAACTAATACGTTCATTGCTGATTGAGATTCGGTGCCGAAGGCTAAGGCTATTGCAGATGTACGTTGCGCATCCGTCCAGCCTTCAGTGTTTTGCTTAATCTTATTCAACATATCTGGAAGAGTTAACGTACCGTTTTTAAACTCATCTACAGAAATACCTAGTTTTTCAAATCCGGCAATGTTTTGTTTTGATGGCTTCAATAAACGAGTTAATGCTCCACGTAATGCAGTCCCAGCTTTTTCTCCGCCGATACCAGCATCACTTAGCAGACCAATTGCAGAAGCAGTTTCTTCTACATCCATGCCTAAGCTATTCGCTACTGGTCCCACATACCCCATTGCTAGTCCTAAATCTGAGAAACCAGCAGAAGTTGCATTAGCCACATAAGTCAACGCATCCGTCACACGTGTTGCGTTCTTAACAGTGCTATTGTAATCTTTGCCTTTTAAATTAAACTGACTGATTACCTCGGTTGTTACATTCATTACATCGTTGAAGTCGTCCCCGGATGCTTTGGTAGCATCTAAAATAGAAGGCATTACACCAAGCGTTTGATTCGCGTCATAGCCTTTACGAACAATTTCTGCTAAACCAGTATTTATTTCAGTAGTAGAAACGCCATATTCCTTCGCCCATTTTTTCGAGCTAACAGACATCTGATCTAATTGATTGCGATATTCGGTTGTCATTTTCCCACCGTTGGTCAACAATGGACCAATTTCACCAATTTGAGTTTGAAAATCAACAGCCTTCTTAGTAGCCAATCCAAACCCAGCAGCGATCGGCGCTGTAACAGACATGGTCAATGTGCTTCCTATGCTAGACATTTTTTTACCGAAAGATTCAATTTTCTTTCCTGACTTAATCCACTGATCAGATTGTGCTTTAAGTTTCCCAGTTACACCTTCTGTTTCTACCTTCATGCGGGCAATTTGTCCTGTAGTGGTTTTCATCTGAGCTTCATAACTAGCAGACTTAGCAATCGCTTGATTCAATTCATTTGCATATTTAGCAGTGGAAGCCGTTGCTTTACCATTCGCGTCGAAGCTTTTAT